GGCGAGATTCGAACTCACGGCCTCTTGTACCCGAAATCCCTTTAAGCACTTTTTAACACTACTAACCACGCTTTAAAAAAGGCTTTAAATCCTTGCCATTACTACGTTTCGAAAAAAAATTACATTTTAAGTAAAACTAACTCAATCTGTCAAAAATACGCCCTATTGTTGACAGATTGTTGACAGAAATCACAAAATTAACGATGCAATATTATACAAAAACACCATTAAAATAAGCCTACTGATTACGGTAGGTTTTTACTATTTTGCATCAAATTATTTTATCCTTTTAAAATTTAATTTATATGACTCTTTATCAAGCTCACTTTGATACACCATAACGTCTTTATATTCTTTATTTTCACGCAAAATTTTTAATATATTGCTTTTATTTTCATTGCTTATCATACAACCTAATATTATTTCTTTAATTATTTCCCGTGGGAATGAAAATAAACATATAGGATATGGATTCCGAGGCTCAATATAATTTGCAGCATCTAGTGGCTTTATTATTCTCCACTCCTTCTCATATGCCCATTCCTTGCTTTTACAAAAAAATATATCTTTACTCTCCATATCGTGAAGCGTTAAAGTAGGCCGATTTTCAATATACTCAACTTTTCTTAAATCTCTAAAATCATCATTTTTACTAATTCTGCAATTAAACCATTTATCTTTGCAGTCAAATCCAATCACATATCCAGTATGACGGTCCGCATAATGCGCCCACATTAACAAACTATCTTTTGATTCTGTTAAACATAAAACGCCTATCTTTTCATTAAAAGTTTTCTCCATCTGATTTTTTATCATTGGTATAAATGTCGGCGTCAAATCCTCTATTCCAGAAATCATTGCATTAAACACAGCCTTGCGATTAGTCCCATCATTTTTCTCAAGAAACGACAGCACTTCTTCGTACTCTTTTAACTTTTCCCCAACAAGAAATTTCGCCTCTTCATCTGTAACAATTTTATTTATGTTAGGTTTCATCTCAAAAGGATCATTGAATTCTGCAAATTGCGTATATCTTATCTGCGCATTTTGAATAACCTTAATTAAGTTACCAGATAAATACTTATACAATATCATTTATTATCACATCCCAATATGAATTATATCATAAGATTATGTTATTATATTATAAAAAACGACCTTTATGAAATGACGTTAGTTATCACGTTAATATGCGTATGTCACCCATACGCCAGCTTTTTTGTCCTGCCAGTCATATTCACCACGCAGTCCTATGTATTTGCTACCTATCCGGCGGCTCACCCCGTAGCTGATACCTGTAACATAGTGATCAATGCCAATCTTGGCTCCGATCTCCCGCAGTACCCCTGGTGCGGATGGTGGCAAGGATTTCAAGATTTCTTTCTGTAAGTTTTCTTGTTTCTTCGACGAGTTCAGTACATCTGTCAACTGCTTCTGCAGCAGCTCTTTCTGCAGTTTGGCTTCGGTCAATTCCTGATCCGATACTATCAACTGTTCCCTGGCTGTTTGCAATTCCACTGCTAATTGACTGCTGATTGCTAACTGCCTGTTCGAGTTCTGTTCCAGTGTCACCAGCTCGCTTTCCGTTATCATGTATGCCGACTCGGCTGAACAGGTAGCAGGCAAGAAAAAGAACTGCGCCAACACCCATACCAACAAGAAAACGATTATTAGATATCCAACTTTTGATTTTTTCATACATGCTTTGCCTCCTTACGCAATTTTTAATCACACTTTTTATATTTATATGATTGATATCATAAAATATTATTCCCCAGATAATTTTCCTGCCATTATTGTCCTCCTTCCTGCAAAAATGTTATAATAATTATGCAAAGGGCGTGATTTTATGCTAAATTTCTTAGCTCTAATGATAGCTTTCGGCATGTTACTGTGGTTAATAACATCCGTTGTAGTTTTCATCGGTGGGTTCGCATATTATTTTTTCAAATATATATTTAAGACCATATCTAAAGAAATGACCATTGCTAAAGCAAGATCTAATATTAAACCACTAACAATTAACAAAAAACCATTTTTCAAAATTTTATCCGTAATTATCGTTTCGTTTTTGCTTTTTTATATCAGTGAAAATACTACAGACGCTTCTGTTATAGTAGGCTCTATAGTAGGTTTGTTAGCTTTATCTTGTTACTGTTTCTATCAATCCTACAAAAGCTTTCGGCAAAACAAAAAATTATATTGAAATAGCTCCCATTATCGGGAGCTATTTTTTTATGCAATAATTTCAGCATAATCTAGCATATAACCAATATCAATATAATAGCTAATTGGTATATATGATAACTCTGCCATTATTACCTTATTTTGAAATAGTTACTTTTATAAATTTCGTAATCGGTTACTCCACGTGCAATAGCCTTTGCAATCGCATCTTGTTTATTCTCCAACAAAGTAACATCGTGATCGTTATCAATAAAACCCATTTCGATAAGAATAGCCGGCATATCGGTATTTCTCAGCACAGATAAATTCGGGCGTTCCTTCAACCCACGATCCGGAATATACGGATCAATGCTTTGTTCCGTATCGACCAACTGCTTATGAACACAGGCAGCCAGACGTTCAGCTTCGCTGCCAAAGTTAAACACCAATGTTTCAATGCCCCTCGCATAACCATCAAACGCATTGCAGTGCAAACTGACAAATACATCTGCACCCCAGTCGTTAGCATTTTTACAAACATTCGGATATGCCGGAGATTCGCCGTTTAGGTTGTCGCTCTGCAGACGCATTACCTCGCATCCGGCATTTTTCAGATAATACTCAACAAGTTTTCCTACAGCCAATGCTACGTCACATTCTTTTAAACCACTGTTAGGATTCATGGCGCCAGGATCAACACCTGGCATATGTCCTGGATTAATAAATACTTTCATTATTTTTCACGCTCCTTTCAGATTTCAACCTCAATTCTTACAATTTCTTTTTAACAAAAACAATCAATCCGCTCATAGCTTCCACGCCAGCATCATTTAAGTTTTCGATAATACTAAGCAGCTCAGTTACAACAAGATATCCAATAACCGTCATAACTGCCCAAGTAGGTTTATCTAAAACTCTCATAACTACATCAACGACAGCTGAAGATAATGCACAAATTAAATAAACACCGATTTTCCCAAGAAAACGGTGTTTCATAACTTCACTTTTTATCTTTTTGGCAGCTCTGGCCTTTGTTATTCCTTTAATAGATTCTAGAATAGTCGGATTTTCAATACCACTATCTTTTAGATGCAGATAGGATATCGATACCCATTTTGTAAAACAATCAATAAATACTAAAAAAGCAAAGCTATAAAACAATATAGCGTGCTTATGCAAAATCATAGCCAACATTGCCGCTATTACGGCTTTATACGACCAGCCTTGTGCTAAAGTTTGAGCAGCTCCGATAGCCGCAAATTTAAAAGATTCCCAGTTCATTTTTGCCTCCTGTATAATGCTCCTAAAGGAGCTGATATTTTGAATACTAAAAAAAGAAAACGCATGAAACTACCAAATGGCTTTGGCAGTATTATTTTTTTGCACGGTAGCCGTCGTAGGCCTTGGGCCGTACTTAAAACAATTAACGGTAGATCCAAGTACATCGGTTATTTTCCAACACATGCAGAAGCCTTAATCTTTTTGGCTGATTGCAATAAAGACCCGTCTATTTATCTCCCGTCTTTGATTACTTTCGGTGAAGCCTATCAGCTGGAAATGGCAGAACGTAAAGCTAAGATCGCCAGCGTCACGGTCAAAAATTATGAAGTAATTTTTGGATATTGCAAGCCTCTGCACAATAAGCCTCTTACCAGCCTTAAAGTTGCCGATTTGCAGGCCGTAATAAAAAAACTGTCAGACAAAGGTATTGGCCATGCTACACAGAAAAAAGTACGGCAACTATATCATAATATTTATAACTATGCCGTTAAGTATCAAATCATACCGCCTACTGCAGATATATCACGGTTCGTAGATGTAGATTTGCCGAAAAGAAATAAAATAAAACAGCCATTTAACACGCGCCAGCTCAATCGGGTAAAAGCTCTTGCTGACAGTAATGATCCTCTAGCGCCTTATGCAATGATCGTAATAATGATGTGTTATAGCGGACCAAGGCCAAGCGAATTTTTAGCAGTTGAAAAAAACGATGTCAAATTGCATTCCCGATTTTACCGGATACGAGAAAGTAAAACCGAGGCTGGTAGAAACAGGCTAGTACCTATAAGCAAAAAGATCGTGCAATATTATGACTATTGGCTGCAGCGTCCAGGGAAAACTCTTATTACAGACCCAGACGGAAAGCAACTGACATACCACCGCTTTCTACGCATCTTTGACAAGGTTATGAAAGTTACTCGCTGCAAACATAAACCACATGAGTGCCGCCATACTTGCGCTACATGGTTAGATGATAAAGGAGCTAATAAGTTATCTATCAAAAAAATATTAGGCCATGCTACACAGGATATTACTGACGGCACATATACCCATAAAAATCTACGCCAGCTAAAAAAGGCTATTGACCTTTTGTAAGTAATTTGCAAGGATTTTTTACAGCAATACCTTGAAAATCCATTAATAAAGCCGTTAAAACGTAAGTAATTTGTGTGTGATGATTTTCACCACACACAATCTTTATAAAAGCAGTATTTATGCGCTTTCTGTTGGCAAATATGGTTTTAACTGTTCTGCTGTTGTGCAATTAGCAATTTCGGCACTCACTTTTTCAAATCCGCTGTAAGCCGCATATTGCTGCGCTTTTACAAGATTTCCTGCTTCCATCATCTGATCACGCGTTACCTCTAAAAATGACTTTTTAGACAGATTATTTTTATCTGTATAAACCCTGTACATCGTGATATCGTTTTCCATAAGTGTCAAAGCAACCTGCCAGTTGTTCTGATCATCGTCATTACAATCGAAGCCGTAGCCGCTGCCGTCTTGTAGCCATACGATAGCATGCTTTTGAGCATCATATTTTTGATATTGGTAGTTTAATGCCTGTTCACGAAGTTCTTCGAGTGTCGGTGGCACATATTCCCTGGCAGCTTTAGCGGCTATATAGGCATCAATAGCAACGATTTTATCCTCGATGGCTTTAATCGGTTTATCGCAAAAATCACCATTTACGACAGCATGGCTCTGCTGGTCGTCATAGATTACCTCGCTTAATGTTACCTCGCCAGCCTGTAAGCTACCGCCGTCAATAATGAAGTTATCAGGGCTATCCTTATACATCTTTTCCTCGTTAATTATTAAAACCTCACTGTTCAATATTTGAAAACATTTCATAAGTTATCATCCTTTCTTATTTTTCTGTCGGGGAACTGCCAGAACATGGACACATCGCAACATGTAGCACTAATGGGGAACACGTTCATACAGCACCTACTTATAACGGTTCTGGTGGTGCTCCTAATGGTAGGATATCCGAAGTTGATAGGGTTGATAGATCAAGCACAGTCACTGTAGATAAGGCTGGTAGCCATAGTCATACCATTTCTGTTTCAGATACTGGTAAGAACTTGTCCCACAACAATATGTCCCCATATTTATCAGTTTATATATGGAAAAGAATTGCTTAAGCAGTTCTTTTCCAGCAGAAAATTGATATAAAAGGTGGCATATTTTGATGAGGTTGATTGTTCCCTGCAACTGAAACATTAACACTAGGTGTAATATTAGCATGAATGTTGAGATAATTTTGAGTATGTCCTCCACCACCCCCAGTTAATCCCTTGCTACCTTTAGTAACTGTTAAAATCCCTGAATAAGAAGGGCTATCTGCTCCAACAAAATATCCGGCACTTCCTGTTAAATTAACTGTGTTTGATACTATTTCATGAAAATGACTCGGCAGTTCCCCGACAGGCTAATCAACCTTTAAATTATGCTGCTCTTTTCCACATATAGCAGCTC